TAATAATAAATCTCCTAAAGATTTTTCTAATAATAATTTTCTAGTTCTTGGATCTGTTTTTTCTAACTTCAACATAAAGTCTGAAGTCTCTCCATAATATTCTCTAAATAAAATTTGTTCATTAGTTAGTTCTGGTTCTACCTCATCTGATTTTATTCCAGTTTCTTTTCTAACTTCATTTACTTTTGTTCTAAAGTTTTTGTATTTAGCAACTGTTTTAATATCTCTTAATTTACCTACACCTACATGAAGTCCACCACCGAGTATTGATCCGAAAGCAATGTTAAGTAAACTGTCTGCTGCACCATAATCTGCTTGTACTCTTTTAGCAGCACTATAAACTATTGGTTCAACTAATGCTGCACCGACAGCACCTTCCACTACACCTCTTGAAAGTCTAGCAGTTCGTAAACCTTGTCTTGCAGCTAAAGCAGCAAATCTTGCCTGTCCAAACACAGGTATAAAAGAAGCTCCAATATTAATAGGGTCAAGCATACTAACAGCTAAACCTGTACCAAACTTTGCAGCACCCACATAAAACCCAGCAGAAAAAGGATTCCAAGATCCTGCTGGTCCTCTTTGAATAATACTTTGTCTTTCTCTTTCTTCTTCTTTTTTTTCAACCATAATATCAACAACTGATTGGAACTCATCTTCTTTAAAATATAATCCTAAATCGTTATATTCTTTATTTAATTCGTTTCTATCAATCTTAATATCACCACCTCTAATAGATTCAGTAGTAGCAGCATTGATAGACCTGTGTGTTTTTGTTGCTTCTAAAGGATTGTATTCCCAGTTATCTGCAGCGATAGCACTTAAAGTTTGTAATAAACTTTTTTCATATCTATCATAGCCATTCTCTTGTGCTGTATCGTCTATTTTTAATCCAAATCCTAATTGAGCCATTAAATAGTTCCTTCTTTATTAAGAAGTTTTGCAGTTAATTCAAAATGAGATATAACACCTGATCTTTTATTTTTTCTAGCATTTTTATATTCATCATTATTTAAAAATTCTTTTGCAGCTTCAGAAAATTTACCTGCATTAATTAGTTCTCTTGTTTTAGGAGATTGTACTAAAGAACCTCTAAACCATTCGTAAAACAATGCTTGTTGTAATTCATCAGAAAAACTATCAAATTTTGGTATTGCATTAATTATTTCTGGTATTCTGCTTTCAATATCTTCTAATAACATTTGTTCAGCTTCCTCTTTATTTACTGTTTGTCCTTCTGCAGCACCATACCTACCATAACCTATAGTAAGTTTTGATTCACCTTCAGTTGCTTGAGTTGCCGATTTAAAAAATGGTCCTTCTTTTTTTTTTACATAATTAAAAAATTTATTAGTTTCAACTAAACCAGCAAATCTAGGTTTTTCATTTTCATCTGTTATTAATGCAGCTTGTTGATCTGGCTCTGGCATAAAATCATTTAAAGTCATATTTAATTTTATGTCAGTTCCCGGCAAGATGTATTGATCATTATCAAAATCAAATTCTAAAAAATCACCATTAGCATTTTTTACAGGAGCAAATTCTCCATCAGCAAGTACAATACCAAATATTAAACCTTCACCATCAGATGTATTTCTCCATTCACCATTATCTTTTATATTAATTTCAAACTCACTTTGTATATCTACTGTAAGTGTATCATCTTTCATTGATCCAAAAGCTACCGCACCCCATTGATCTAAATAATGATCTTTAATTATTTCTGTTTTAGCAACAATAATATCAAGATGACTATCTAATAATTTTTTACCATCCCATATTTTAGGAATGTAATATGTATTTTCTATTTGAAAATTATCTTTAATAAGTGATATTGCTTTTTTTCTTGCTTTAACTTCATTAGTATCACTATTAGTAAACATTTCGCTTAATGTATAATAAGTTAGCATTTCTACAATACTATTCATTTGATCTACAGTATCTGCATTATTTGCTCCAGTATTTGTTGCAACTATATCTTCAAAAAGTCTTATAGATTTATTTTGTCTTATATCTTTTCTTAATTTATCAAACTTAACACCATTATCTTTTGCAAAAACTTTTAATTCTTTTCTTTTATCGTCAGAATCAATACTTAAAAGTGCTTCTGTTATTTGTGGATTTTGCAAATAAGATGAAAAAATAGCTGTTTCTGGTAAACCATCATTTAATAATTGTTGAAATGCTTTATTGTTTAGATCACCAAACTGTAATTCTAAACCTTGCAACATTGCTATTCTAGTATTTTGATCGCTTTTCTTATAAGTATTAACAAATGATTTTGATTGATCTGAAGTCATAACTTTTTGGTTATACTTTGGTACACCTAAATCTGTTTGAATTTGTATCATAGCTGTTGCTAATTCAGCTTCTAATATATTTTTTTGTGTTATATCTTCTGTTGATTCAATAGTTTCTAAAGCAGCTTTTATATCTTCATTTGTATCTATGATAAATTTTGCAGGATCACTTTGTAATAACTCTTGTCTATTATTTATAATATCATTATAATACCCTTTTTTTTGTTCACCCACTAAAAAATCAATAACACCTGCTTGAACTTTAGTATCTATTTCTAACTCATACTGGTCTATAGTTGTTTTTAAATCTTTAGAATTAATTGAATTTAAAATTTTTACTTTACCAATAGTATCATCTATTGTTTCTAACTGGTTTTCCATTTCAGTTATAGTATCTGCAGGTAAAACTATTTTTGCAAGATCCATATCAAATGGTACAGGCTCTTTACCTAAAGCTGCTGCTGCAACATAGTTTTTCCAATCGTTATTAATTTCTGGAAGTAAAACATTTTTTACATTTGTTATTAATTTTTGTCTATTTTGTAAAGTTAAGTTTGGATAAAAATCTTTATTTAATAATTTTGTTAATGCGTCTTTAGGATTATCAGTAATATTTTTTGTTGCTTCATATGCTTCTATCTCACCCGGTATACCATCTATTAATGTTCTTAATTGAGCATTAGGAATTTTACTCTTATAATTAAAAGTATAAAGTTCTGCTAAATCTGTTTCTAAAACACTATAGTCAAATCCACCCTCTGATAAAAATGCAGTTGTTAATAATCTTTCTTTTTTTAAATTAACATTATTATCTAAATCAGTTAAAATATTTTTTGATACTGCAGTGTTATTTCTAAACATTCCTTTTTGAACTTCAGCTAAAGCATAATTACTAAATAAAGTTTTAGTAGAATTGTTGGTTGCTTGTGCAGCAAATTTTTCTATTAGTATGTTTGATTCAGTTTGTATTATACTTTGTGCTTGTTCTTTATTTGATAATACATTTGCTTTTTCATAAACAGATTGCATCTCATTAATAAAATTATTTTCTAATTTTAATGCTTCTGTTTTATTTTGCAGATCATTTTCTTTTATTTTAAATTTAATAAGAGCATCAGTTGCAGGTTTTAATGCACTACCAATAGTTTGATTTAAACCCATTTGAATATTAGTAGTAGTTCCTTGTAATTGTTCTATTGAACCTTCTGCTTGAAATGTAGGTATCTTTGGCATTATGTGTTACTCATTGTTAATAGACTTGTTCCTGTAGAAACAAGTGTGTTTAGTTGTGCAAGTTTAGCTCTATTTTGAGCCATTGTACCAGATATTCTTGCAAAGTTTGCTTCTTCCATTTTGTTTGATGCTGCAACTTTTGCATTATACTCAATTAATTGAGTTTGCAACTCTGCTTCAAAAGCATTTGATAATTCTATATTGTATGCACTACCACTATCTAATTGTACACCAGATTTAGCAAGTGCTACTTTTGTTGTTCCTTCTAATTGTCTAAATTTTTTATTAAATTGTGCTACATCAAATTTAGCTTTTTGTTCTATCTGTAATGCTTGACCTTCTAAAACTTTAGCATTTCTATCATTAACAGATTTATTAAACTCACCTATAGCACCTTGTTGTTTATAAGTTGCTATTCCTAAAGCTCCTACTACATATGGTGCTGCTGGTGCTAAAAATCCCATTAAAATATCCTCGCATACATATATTGATCCGTTCCATCAAAACCAAATTTTTTCATTAAACCTTCGTTCTCCAAACCTAACCATTCTGCAAATCTTTGACCCTCTTTAAAATCTTTTCTTATTGCAGTTTGTACTCTTTCTATATTGTGTTCTCTTGCAACTCTAGCAAAATCTTTTTTAATTGCTTTTGCAACTGATAAAGGATGATTCCACATATCACTTGTTGCTATAACCCAACCTTCTGCAACTCTACCCCAAATCATTTTCATACCAGCAGCAAAAATTGGTTTTTTATTAACCATACCTGTAAAAGCTAAATTATTTTGTTCTAAATTTTTAGCATCACCTTCAAGATTAATATAATGTCTATCTGCTTCTAATATTTTATGATTCATTTGATATGATAATATCATTTGTCCATGTTCTTTTGTGTAAGGTACTATATATAACATATTATCCATCATTTGTAGTTAATCTTGGGTATAACGATAAAATTGTAAAAGGTAAAGGTTGAGTTTGTCTAACAAAAATAAAACCATCTGTTTCAAAATTACCTCTAAACTCTACTTCTTTATCTCCTGTAAATGGTGGTATACCTTCATCCATTAAATCAGAGGAACTTCTAAATGGTATTCTTTCAAGATTGTTTAAATCTGGTCCAACTTCTACACCTATAGTTTCAAACATTCTAACTGTAATATCATATATTCTTTTTGTTTTACCTTGTGATGTACCATTTTGTGATCCAGCATTTAATCTCATAGTTTGTAATAAAGATGTGTAAGCCAAACCTACTTTAACATTTGTTGAAGAACGATCTAAAGTTATACTTCCAGAGCTAACAGTTTTATCTGGATGTGTTGCACCATTAGCTAATATAGAAACTGTTTGTCCTTCAAGGTGATCTAATCCCGATATTGTTGTAGCGGCACTACCACTATAACTTAATGCACTATCTAAAAAATTAAATGATGTATTATCTGTTTGATCAAAATCAAATACATTTAATATTTCTACAAATCTTCTGGTAGCACCATTGATTGTTCTTTTAACAATTACATAAACTTGATATTCAGTATCATCAGTTGGAATAACTGCAACACTTTCACATACTGCTTTACCTTCGTCAGTTTTTGCTAATCTAGTAGAATCGTCTAAAGATGTAACAGTTAAAAATCCTGTGGACAATGGTGATGTTTCTGTAACTGTAACTACATTACTACTAACTGTTGCTGTAAAATCAGAGTCAGCATCTATTAATGTTTTTAAATTTGTTGCTGTTTGGTTGTTACTTGTTACTGTATGAAACTTACCAGTTGTAGAAGATGTAGCAGATGTAAATGTTGTAGTAGTACCATCTGCTTTTGTTAAAACTATTCTTGTACCATTTGCTATGTTTGCATAGTCAGTAACTGTAATAGTAGCATTACCAAATCTACCACCAAATATATGTCTGTGCCAAGCAACTACTTCTTGTTCTCGTTGATAAGTTAATCCTACTAATTCACCATCACCTCTTACTCCATAAACTATTTGATTAGGTTCTTGTTGATATGCAATTTGTGTTAAACCACCTTCACTAATGTGTTCGGCAAGAATAGTCATATCGGGAGCAATGTAACCATCTACATCAAAGTTATAAGCTAGTTCTCTAATTTTTCTTTTAGCACGTTGTAAAAATAATGTTGCGTTACCTACGGCTATAGCATCTACATTAGCTGCACCATGGTTTGATTGTTTTTTAATTAATATATTTGTAGGTGTAACTGCACTATCTGTACCACCACCACTTACTGTAAATTCACCACCGGCTGTACCTATAATTAAAGTTCTTGTTGCTGTCATAAATCTAATAGCATTAACTTGATTAGATGCGATTGTATAAATAATTGCATCATCATCAGCTACAGTTCCGCCAATGTTTGCATCCATATTTTCATAATCACCAGATTTTGAAAAAAATATTGTTTGTGGTTGATTTGTTGTTCCAGCAAATACTAATCGTTGTTCAAAAAAAGTTACACAAGAAGGATGACCTGTAGTGTCAGAGAAAGCTCCTAATTGCCAAGTAGCTGTAGCAGTTGAAGCACTTAAAGTTGAAAGAATTGAAATTGTTGCATTTGTTGTATCTGTTACAGCAGTAATTTTTGCATAACCACTATGAATAAAAACAAATCTTCCAACATCTGTTGAAAGAAATCCCGATCCACCATTTATACCAGCAACTGCAGAAGCTGCTAATGATACACCAGTTCCTATTGCTGTAGCTCCCGGATTTAAAGTTGTGGTAGTTGTATTAACATCTTGCATAGGTCCTTTAGTAAAATCTACATCTGTTAATGTCCAAGAAGTATGAGCAGTACGAGATAGTTTTTCTACTTCGTGTGCAGGATGAGTTATGTACATAACATCTGCCGATTGTGCAAATTTTAAATCAAAAAGTTGTGCAGTAGTATAAGGTGTTGTTATTTCAAAAACTTTATTAGCTACCCCACCAGAACTATAAGCAGTAAAACTTGTACTATTTATATTAGTTCCATCTTTATCTGTTAATTGAAAAGTGTGAGTGGTTACACCTGCAACTAAAAATCTTTTACCATTAACTTCTGTCATACCAGAAACACTACTAATTAATACTTCATCACCATTTGAATAACCATGTGAAGTTGCAGTTACGACAGCAGGATTAGCTTGTGTAATTGCTGATATAGTTTTATCTCCTTCCAATACAGCACCACTATCTTTATATACTCTCATTTTTAAGTTTGAAAACTCAAGCATATAAGTTTGTGTTGTTGAAAATTCAAAAGGAATTAATCTTGTTTTATTATCACTATCAGCAACTTCTGCTAAAAATGTAGAACCGGGTCTACGAGCTGCTGAACCATGTGGATATACTACTAAATTTTCTAATGTTGAACAGCCAGATGCGTATTTATTTAGATCAGTTCTTCCATCTAATCTTGGTGATAGTTCACCACCTGTAAAATTTGTAAGTTCAACAGCAACCCTAGCCATTTATTAAAACCTTGAGTTGATAAATGTACCTGCATCTATTTGATCTGACATACCTAGGTCTTGATCTATGTTTTGACCTTCAGTTGAATCTACAAATCTAGCATCTCTTAATTTATCTTGAAATAAATTATACATATTATTTGCTGTAGTATTATTAGAAGTAACTGCAAAAGCAATGTCTGCAGCTAAAGAAGCAGATAAAGTTTCTCTTAACAATTCATCATATTCATTAGGATCTGTAATTCTACCAATATATAATATTTTCATACTAGATGTATTGCTTAATATTTTTCTACCTTCTACTTTGTAGTTTGAATCATAATCTAATATACGAAGTAATCTTAAACAATCTGCTGGTAAAGTATAAGCATAACTAAAACCCCATGCAGGAGCTGTAGTATCTGCTGCTAATTCAATTCTTTTTTGTAAACAGTTCCAAGGATGTGTTCTAAATAAACCATCTCTTACTTGTGTATATCTTGAATTGCAAAGTCTTGCGTTTTTTGAATCTTCTGTAAGTGATAAAATAGTTGTTGCACCTAATTGGTTTAATGCTCCATTACAAATGTCTACTGTTGATGCCATATCACTTCCTTATAATATACTTACGTCTTATTTGTCTATCTTTTTCTAACGCAAATATTTCTTCTTCTGTTCGTTCTTCTTTAGTATCAAAGCCATAATGATATTTGGTATCATGTTTAAACCTGTCTACTAATACATACCTGTATACATAATTATCTTTTTTAAAATGTAATACAGGTTTTAAATCTTGTATCTTTTTCATGCACTCTAGGGGAGTTCCACTCTCGCTTTCCTCCCCTAAAATTTTATTTATTAATTAACTACGTAATTAATGTTCCAGTTTAATGTTCCAGCAGTACCACCAGTTGCGTCAAAAGTAATCGCAATATAAAAGTATCCACCGGGATCTGTACTATCACCAGCTAAT